GACGATTAAAAAATATTAAATGCGGGGCTAGAGGTGGTCTTAGCACGTATCCTTCGCAATGTATTTAAAATCTGTCGGTGCCTTGTTCGGGGTCTTATCTGATTGATCTCGGTTGTTACCACCTTTTATGGTGTAAGTTTGGTTGTTTTGGTGATGTGTACGAATTCTTCTTCTTCTTCTTGTTGAGTTGGTGTAATCCACAAGTCTGGGTATGGTGATCTTCCTTGTGTGTTAACTGATGGTGCTACTTGTGGTATTCCCATAAAAGTGCCAAAGCGTGTGTTGTCGCCTATGGCCACTAATATGTCTAGATATGTGGGGATAACAAAATTTCCATATGTTGCTATAATAATGCTGGGATTCCAATAATTCGTATAATTAAAATCTGCTGTTGGGTCACTTGGTTTGCGAATAAGCGCTACCCCTGTTTGGTGTAAAAAAGGTACTTCAAATTCTGCTGTTTGTGTGTTGGAAAAACGCGCTCTTGGTATGGCTGAGCTACCACCTATATCGGTCTGAAAGTGGTCGGCAAGTTCTTGTGCTAGTTCTGGTGTAACTACTTGCGCGCGTTGTTGTGGGTAATATGTTGCGTACCCTATGATTGAATTTAGTGCTGCTTGGTTGGTGTTGCGTGGGCGAATCTTCAATCTGATTGGCCCTCTGACGGTTCTATACATCGCTGTCATACGTCTAAGGAATGAACTTGAAAACAAGTCTTCTCCTTGTATAACCTGTATAAACGGTCTGGTTCCTGCTAATATTTCGTCTTTAACAGAACCTAATGGTAGTACTTCTGGGTCTACTACTATTGTGGTACCGTGTTGGTACCTTTTACACATCTCTCGTAGAGATGGGTACTTCTCCCCGAACTGTGTGATCTTTGGTTCGATGGAGGCACCGACACCTGCTGCTAAAGTTGGTGCTTTAATAACATCTGCTGGGTTATTAAGGTTCGGCATATCACTACTGTGCTTAGTGATATTCATTTGAGTGATCTTTACACTATGATTTCTGATTGAAGGCATAGTGAGTTCAAAGTCTTCTGCTGCGCTTTGAAATATATTGATCAATACGTTTGCTGGTACATTCGTTGGTGCTCTAAGTTGGTTAGCCACTACTAGTTGGATAGTGCCTGATGAGTAATCTGTTACTCTCGCGTCTGGAAAAGATGTGCTTAAAGGTCCTCCGTAATACACTTGTTTGTATGGGGTTTCACTGAGAAAGGGAGCGATGAATGCAAAAGCATTCTCTCCGTTTCTAATGACTACAGACCCCATGTAAACAGATGTCGCTGCCTTATAGTCTGTGATCGAGTTCAGTTGCCCTGGAAAGAACATAACGTCTAATCTACCCTCATGAAGTTGAGTCCCTACTACATCAAAGATGTATTTGAGACCTCCCTTCCAAAAGGCAAAGTTTAACGCTACGTAATCTACCAGGCGTGTGCCGTATCCGTTGCTTAGTTGGTTCAAAAAACTAAGCAATGGACCCACACCTTCCCACCATAGGATTGTTCCTACTGGGTCATTTTGTGTCCAATCTACGCGACGAATAAAACTCATCTTTTTCTTCAAAAGATAGTCAATATCCATTTCATCTTGATTCGTTGAAAAATGCTCGAAATCCACTAGCTGCTGGGCTGATGGATCCAAGTTAAGTTTCTCAAGGTATTCTGCTCCTCGTGCATTCGAAAGATATTCCATATCTTTATTAACTATCGGTGCTGGTTGTTCCGGTTCTTCTGGTTTATCCAATAAACCTCCAATAAGATCTGTTATAATCTCTGAAGGCATTATTGACTGTGTCAATGCTTGAAATCCGTTGTCTAATGCTGATAAAAGTGAACTGTGTTTGGTTATGCTACGTGTAAATCCTACTGATCCTGGTAATGGTACTTTAAATTCGGAACCCGTCACCGACATATAAATTTTTACGTCTATAGTTGGTGATATTCCTGTTGCTGCTGAAAGTGTGTTGAACACCGCTAATTGTATGACACCTAGAGTGTCTCCTTGGTTTAAATCGATATAACCTTTAAAATAATTAAAGGGTATAACCATCTCTACCGCAGAGGCCGCTGAAGGGTCTAAAAATACGTGTTCTAATTGTACTGCTGTGTTTAGATCAACATCTACATTTGTTCCCATCGAAGGAATAAAATAAGCTATTAATCTACCTGATAAAAAACGATTCGCTGTTACTTGGAAGTGGACTCGGATGTCCTCGGCTCTCCAATAACGGTATCGCTTGAAAGGAAATGAATTGATGTCAAGTCGTAATAATCCTTCGATAACATTTGCTCCAAAGAGCACGGTGCCTGGGTTTGTTGTGGTGTCCCAAGCAATGGTATCGACATAATTATGTCTTGTCAACATCGATTCCAAATCCCATGCGTTGTCATTCAAATGTGTGTTGGCCCTCTTGTTTACAACTGTTAAATTGTATTCATTCGGGAGTGTCTGTTGTACTGCTTGTTGTTCGGATAGCATAACACCTGATTTTTCATTAATATTCATCTTTGAAATATCGAGTGTTGCGCCTGTGTCGTTCTGGTTTGTTGTGTTTGTGTTTGTTTGTGTGATTTGTGTTGAATTCATTGTTGTGTATCTGTTTGCGTATCTAATATTGTAATAATGTATATGATTGCGTTTGTCAGTTCCTTAGTATGATGCTAGTGTTTCCTTGTTGAAGATGGTTAATTTGTTGTTCTCGCTTCGTGCGAAACCATCTGCATTGAATGGGTCTGTGAGTGATCCATTCGTCAAAAATTCCTCTCTTAAGTACTTAAATCTTAAGAGCTTGTAATCCGGTTTGTGTGTTAAAATGTTGTCTCTTAGTGTATTAAATTCCTTTTCTCCGCGAAAAAGTATCGTGCGTAATACATCATTGCAATTGTCCTCGCAACATTTTTCTGGTAGTGGTGAGTTCTTGTCCTGTCTTATCCAATTTAATGTTTCAAATACTGCTGTATCTTCCATAAAAGGAACTTTCCATCCGTAAAAATCTATTGTAGAGTTTTTTAAAAATGTACATTCCTCAAATGGTTTAAAACCATTAAAGTTTCCTATTTTGTTCGCTGGTCCATAAATCATTCCATGTTGTGCTAATATTGCTTGTATAGCCGTTGGTGTAAAGAATGATTGCATTTCTTCTTTGCATGAGTAAATACTGTCATCTCCATATACAATAACCTTTACATTCCGAAAGAAATGTATAGGATCTCGTAAATGAAGTGGTGCGAGTATTGTCCATGCATAGATAAATGTCGCTAAATTTCCTGTCGTGTTTACTGGTGTCGTGTCTCCTTGTCCTGATGGGTTGCCGCCATTGCATGTGTACAATGCGCATGTTCGAGTCTTTGGGTCAAAATATATATGTGTTGCTTCACTATTATATATCCAAAGTCCTGTTCTTACCAATCTATCTTCCTGTGTCTTGTCATCAAAAAATTCATGAGCTACATCGTAATGCACCTTCATAATTTGTTTATGCATTCTTCCGTCCCATGCTTCTGCGTCTCCATCGCAAGCCTCTGGGCTATATTCCGTCATCCTGTTATACATCCGCTGCCATTCAAGAGAATTCTTGTTAATTCCCATGGCTATGTGTGTCTGGTGTCTCGTTTCCATCATGTGTGCTGTATATGGTGACATATACATACGCATGACAATTGTCATTGCTACTGGGCATATTGAAAATACCCTCGTTTTAAACGCGTCTACTTTCGCTAGTGGTCGTCTTTCATCTTTCAAGCAATCTACAAAAGGCAAGTCTGGAATGACTCCCTGCTTCAACTTACCTATGCAATCCTCTACCATTTCTTTCAGAACGGGTAAGGGTTCATAGTCTTCGTCTTCTTCACTGCGTGTGAAAAGATTCTTTTTCGGTCCTTTATATGCTGCATACACTGGGTCTACTGAAAATGGATACCCACTGGATGTGGACATATTCATTCTTCCTAAACCTGGTTGGTCATGTATGCCATTGATTGCTTCCATCATAGTTAATTTCCTCTTAACATTAACTGTCGGGATAAAATTAACCTCCTTCTCTATTGCCTCTGTTACATCATGCAAAATATCCTCATCCATTGGTGGATTTGGATGGGAATACTTTGATATTCCAATCTTCATAATGTCCTTTCCTTGTCCTAGTGCTCTAAACATGTTCAAGTGTGCTGGTTTCGTTGTTGGTGTCGTAATCATCCCGTGGAGGGGTGATTCTACTATCGTTGTGCGTGTTGGTGGCATGTAGATATGCTTCGATATCCCGTAAAGTGTTATCTTTCCGGGTAAATCGTATGTGTCTACATCTGTGTCTGTTGGTAATCGGTATCCGTTCGGTTCAATATATGCTTCTCTGGTGATCGGTGACATATTTTCCATTGCTTTCTTCAAACCCTGCTGGGTCAAGATCATGCCAATGGACTCTGTTGTTGCTGCTCCAATGTGAAGACCAATTAATTTCCGCTGAAATGAATCGTCGTCACAGATTATGGGTGTCCCACAATCTCCGGGGATACCTCTAAAATCATATCCAAATGTCCTGTGTAATTTCACTGGTACCTTATTGTTGCCTATTCCATTGCTGTAATTAGCCACAATATGATCTGAAATTATTTGTCCTCTAAATGCTGATAGCTGTTCGTGCTTGTTGATATGCACAGAAGCATATCTCCTGTTCTTCAAATTCGATGTTCCGTCCCAAAAATGGTGTATTATGGTGCGACGTGCTCTAACTGTATTGGGTAGTTCGTAAACTACACAATCCAAATATTCTCCGTCGGCACCTTTTACCGTTTTTAGTCTTTTCTCTTCAAATTTAAACGTTTCCACTTCATGTGAAAAAGGTGTTTTAATTTGAAAAGGTGTTCCTTCTGCTACATATTTACTGTCTCTACTGTCGTCCATGTTGTGGAAAAAATGTTCCGTTGTTGCTAATATCGTTCCTTGTATAAACAAGCCATTTTGGTAATTTAATGGATTGTCTCCTTGTGTTAATTGCACAGTGTTTTGTCTCACACTGTCAATGATGTCTGTCGTTGCTCCTCCTTTTACTATTAACTTTGGTTCTGGCTTATATTTCGTTGTCTTATTCGTTCCTGAGTGTTTATCTACCTCCTTGTTCCTGCGATGGTTTGCCATCCATGTTACTATTCCTGCTCCTGTGATGGCTGCGGTTGCTAACATTGTTATCTTCGCGAAAAATATCATAATCGGTGTGATATTATTTCCTACAAATAATTTAAATCCGTAAAAGGCTCCTCTCAAACAACTAAAGCATACAAAACATCCTTTCTTCAAGCAATGCTCTGCCTTCTTCTGCAACTGTATGAAAGTTGCAAATGAAGCAGACGCGAATAGTGCTAGCTTAGTGCTAACGCCATGTTTTACTACGTCCTCTCCTTCGCTGTCTGTTCCAAAGTCTATTGGTGCGGGTGGCTGCTGGTCAATAACTATCTTGCTCTTATGAGCTCTTATTCTACTCGTGGTGACTGTCGCTGTACTCTGCAATAAGTGATTTATTGAAGTATGAATAGCATCTTGCCTCTCGACAAAAATGTCGTACTCATTCCTGATCAAATCACGTACTTCCTGTAATGTGAGATTCTCGAGCTTTGGTTGGCCGCTCGTTGAATAGTCCATTTCAAACTTTATATGACTAAAGTCTGCTTGACGTGCCATTCTTACGTTTCCGTGGTATCCTTCTGGTCTTTCGTGGGGGCTTGATTTAAATGTTAGGTGAAAATGTATGGTCCTGCGTCTGTTGATTGCTTCCGTGGAAAATAGTGTTGTTGGGTTAATTGTTCTGTTGTTCGTGAGCATCACCACGTATGGTGATGTAAATTGTGTTCCTTTCACTCCTACATGTGTATTATTAACATCAATAGATGCCATTGCTGGCATGTATGCTGCTGTTGATCCTACACATATCATCTCTGCTAAATCGACTTCCTCTCGTGCGTGATTGAAATCGTCATAAAGCAAAATTTTCTTTTCGTTCGTGTATCCATCCCAATAATCTGCTCCTACTTGTCTGACATATGTGATGTCCTTAAATTGCTTTTCGTCGGTGAATTTATCAAATTCTGGCAATGCTGATAATAAAACGGTCCATAGTGTGGACTTTCCTACTCCTGAATCTCCTGATAAACGGAGCATAAAAGGTTCTCTTTCTCTTGCGGTTGGTTTTGCTGTTGCTGACATGAATTTCTCTATCTCGCGGTTCATGCGTACGAAATCCCCTTCCATGGCTATTGACTTATCTTTTGCATAAGTTATCCATGCGGTGTAAGCATTTTGCGCTATGTGTTTCTGTTGTAAACACAAATCCAAAACTGCTCCTTGTCTAATCATTGTCCAATACGTTAATGCTGCGTGGTATGCTAATCCTAGTGGTGTTGTGGGGTCGTTTACGCTCTGGTGTATATATGCTTTTGGGTTTCCTACTACTATAAGTGTTTTTATCCACTCTGGTAGTATTTTTCCTAGTGCTCCAAGCATATCTCCCATATTCTTTCGTGCTGCGCAGAGGGTGTTGTAATCTCTCATACCGGCAAAACCTATTTTGCTGGCTGTTTTTATTATCGTGCTGCTGAATCCAAAAACACTACCTATTATCTCTAATAAAGTTGTGCCTTTGATTCCATGTTTATCGATAGCTGTCTCTTCTCTGAATGGGTTCGTTTCGTCCAATTCTTCTTCTTCCTCTAAATCTTCCGTATGTGTTGCTACTATTGTCGTTATAACTTCCGTGATGGTGTCTGTTAAGCTGCGTTCTTTGGCTTCTTCTCCTAGTGTGTTGTATGCTTGCTCTATTTCGTCGTTCGTTGCAAGGTCTTTAAATTCCATTTTGAGGGAATCGAGACCAAGGGCGTGTTGTGTGTTTGTGGCCGCCTTTACCATTGTTGCTAACATTCCTGCTAGTGATACTGAGCTAAGAATTACATCCTTAACTCCAGTTGACGTCAGCAAAGCTATTGTCGTTGATACAATAGACATTACTAACATAGGATTGGTTCCTATAATTTCTTCCAAAATCTCAAGTATACGGGTAAACAAGTAACTCTTGACTCTCATACGAATCTTGTCCACGATGTGCGTGAACATATTCGTAACTTTCTCGAAAAATTTCCTAATTGCGTGTACAACCTGTGTAATCGTGGTCTTACAACTTTCAAATACTCCTGTTGCTACTGTTTTCATTGCTGATATTCCTGTTCCTTGTGGTTCAATTGTGACTTGATCTGATAAATAGTTAATGTGTATAACTCTCGTGTTGTGTTCTGTCCGTAATATCAACACACCCGGTATCGGGCATGTAAACATCATATTTTCTGCTGCTGTATTGCGTGTTTTCCAATCAGTTGTTCTAGATAAATCTAAACAACCTTGAAATGTGTTTGGTGCTGTGATTCTAATAAGTCTGTGTCCGGGGGGGTGTATGTATCTTATCAACTCTTGTACTCCTAAATAAATATCATCATAATGAGAATATCTACAAAATAGTATAAGTTCTGCTAAAGTACATTGTCTAAGTTTGGCTAAAATAAGTGGTCGGTGTGCTAAATAAAAATTAATGAAAAGTTCCTGATTCAAAAAACGTTCTGCTTCTAAACAGTTCAAATGATCTATCATAAAATGACCATGTGAACAAATATATTCATCGTGTTGTGGTTCGGGTTCGCATACGGATGCTATCTCTATTGGTTCAGTTGGTGTTCGTGAATCATGTTTGTTGATATTCATAGCTTTCGATTTGCGCCAATTTAATTTCTTAAACTTGGGTTGTGTTTTAACTACAACTGGTGCTATTGGTGTGGCTGTTGTTGTCTCGGGGTTCCATGTCTTACGTTTCTCAGTGACTTTTGTGATAATGTGTGTTGATAAAAAGTCTTTTATGTCGTTGCTTGCGTTGATCGTTGGTGGTTCTAAACAAACACACCAATATTGTGTAACTTCGTTGTGCGTATAATTAGTGAGCTTGCAGAAAGTGCAACTCACTACTGTGCATCTACAATCTCGTTGTACTATATTTCGGGTATGGTTACATGATGGGCATTGGTCTGCTGGGTTAAAAGTTACATGTTCGCGCTCATGATCGCAACTAAATTTGATATGATTGGCATTGCAAATTGTGCAAAAATTCAATTCAAAAACATTAAAATGTCTTTTGTGGACACATTTGTGTTTGGAGTTGTATGCTCGTAGTCTTTGTGATACTGTTAATCCTGGAAATTTGGCGAAATTTAAATGCGGTGAAATTGGGCATTTGTTTTTAATTCGGGTGAGTGCGTTGGTTCGATTGTGACGTGCTAAAAGTGTTTTCGGGTGTTCCATTGGTATTGTCTCTAATGCGGCTTGTGGGGTTACATGTGTGGCTATCTGGTTTCGTTTGCGTTGTCTCTCAGCGTACAATTTATTTGTACCTGCACTTTCCAATGTTGAGAAAAGTGGATTAATTGGTGCGTAATTCTTATTACGATTATCTGCAGTTTTAAAGCCTGCAGCAAGCTTTTGCGATGATGAACTCATGGCGGTTTAAAATTATGTGGTGCTTAAATAGATACTAAATTAATGTAATCTGTATGGCAACTAACAAAATTTCCTCTTGACCTTTATGTCAAGGATTATTCATGCATAGTGGGTACTAGTGTTCGTGTGTAATTGGGGTTGCTGTGGTTCGGTTTTCGTTGTGGCTGTGTCGTATAAAAGTGTTTATATAAAAGTTAGTATAAAAGTTTTGTATAAAAAGTGTGTATAAAACGTGTGTGTGCTTGGTTGACTCTAAAAAAGTGGGCTATATTACTATCTTGCTTCTAAAATATGTAATACATTCCGATAAATAAATAAAATTCATTTCAAATTATCTGCTTAACGTGAAATATATTCAAAAGGGACTATGGGATATACCCATAGTGGG